AGAGACTAATCTCCGAAGGAGACTAGTCTCCCCGCGGGGTCCTTTCGGACCCCGTCCCAACCTCAATAGGTCGGGACCCACCTGAGCTTGATGTTGACGGACTCAGGACGTCCAGCACGTTCTAAGTGATCCCTGTCAGCGAATGGCTCATCGCCGCGTTTAAGGAAGCACTTAAGCAAAGCCCCAGCCCCATCAAGTTTACTTGATGGAGACCGGCCGGATACAACAGCTGCCTTGACAAGGGGCCGCTGTAAATCTGGACATTCCTTCTCTCCCGTAGGGGAAAGAAAAGAATGACGGCCTAGCCCTGGACTAGTCGCCTCGACGATCGGAAAAGGAATTAACTTCCCAATCAAATCATCAAGGTATGCACAGACTTTCCAATAACCAGCGAAATACATCTGGTTACGGAAAGACACCGTGCTGACTAGCTCAGAAACCTGCCTCCGCTGTGTTGGAAGCATATGGCGAAGTCTGACAATTGAAACGTCAGCCCCGTCATAGTACTCCTTTCCGCATGACTCTCTGAACTTACCAGTCCAGAAAGACTTGCTCGAATTGACCTTGAGCCCAAAAGACTCAAGCAACTCGACAACGGAATGCACAGTATCAATGGGGACAATAATGTCATCCCCATAGACGCGCACTTCCCCGATCAGACTTTTCAAGAAAGATCGGGAAATCTGGGTGTTGCGCACTTTGGCAATTCCCATAACGGCAATAGTCAAAAAGACCATTGCTTCAACGGGAAAGCAAAGTGCGGATCCCATAGATGCAAACTTGGCTAGGCGAATTACGCCATGGCCAGGCACATCAGCCTTCCGTGAACGACAAGCTTCAACTCCATCACGAAGATGGGGCCAAAACTTGAACATCTCACGTACGTGCTGATTGGAAACACGGTCGGATGCTTCGCTCAAGTCGAGCGTTGCTAAGGGCGACCTACCGGAAGCCCCGTCTCTGGCCATGTGCTGATTAGGCACTTGGTCATCGAATCCGATCAGTTTGCAGAGGATGTCATCCCTCTGTATTGACTGCACGAATTTCTCCATCAGCCCCTGCTGCACGTACTGCATGCAGGTCGGTTCGATGGCGATAATTCGAGGTGTTTTCAGCGTCTTAGGCACTGCAACTACCTTAACAGGTAGTTCGGCACCAGGATCCAAGATGTCCACTGGGTCCTCATTGAGAAAATGAGAGAACGACGAGAATAGAAACTCTCCGTGAGGAAAGTAATATTCAAGTCGCTCTGGCCAAACAGACTGAAGAAACTTGTTGTTTCCAACAAGCTTATCAGCAGTTTTGCCGGGCCCATGCTTGGGAACGATGGAACCGTCATAGACACAACGATCTATGAAGGAAAACACTTTCCCAAGAGTAATAGATGCGGCTAAACCAAATTCCTCTTTCAAGGATTCTGGAAGCTGAGCATCGTGTAGTCGGACATCTTGTTCACACTCGATGTACTTCCGAAAAGAGGCTTTAATCCTTGCATCACTGCAAGGAAGATTCACTTTACCGAACAGCAGAGTAATCTGCCGTAGGGAGTGAATAGCTTCTATCGAAGGTTCATCAAGCAACACACCAGTCTGCGTATTGAACAACTGAGAGGTGAAACCCAACAGTAATGTTGGGAGACGCCCTTTCTTCTCAAAACCTGAGAAGGAAGTTGTCTCTACCACACCAGAGTCTAGACCTTTTTGGAGGTCTTCGCAAAAGTGTGGCAGGGCTATCGTGAGAAACGATAGCCCCTCGTGTTCAACACGTTTCGTGATTCTTTTGAAATCACGAGTGGTGCTTGTGCAACATCTAGTCCCTGATTCTTCAAGGACTAACTTCAGGAGCAGCATGTGGCTTTTCATCCATTCCTCCTAACAGAGGTGTGTGGAATCCAGTGCCATTGCTCTTACTACCCCTTCAAGCAGTTATTTAATTCTCGCCTCCTAGAAGTTCCAGGACGCGAGCGCCCGAACCACCGTCAAGATAGTCAACAAAACCATCCACGGTGTTCTGCTGCTCGGCAACAGTGTACCCCATAATCGGCACGTCCACAACCATGTAAACACTCATGGAATATGGACTGTTCGAAGTGGGGTTCAAAGCGTCGGCAGCAATCTTCGAGCGATCAACGCGGATCGTCCGTCGAATGCGCTTTCCATAAGCGTGTGCGACGGTCAGCTTGACATCACCGGACTGGTTGAGAAACCCGCCCGAGTCAATCCCGCTGGACACCCTCGCAAGGGTGTACGGGACCGCGTTGAATGTAACTGTTTGAGGGTCGGCAAAAGCCATGACTATCTGTCTCCTTGAAGGGTGAAACCACCTAACGAGCGGATTGCTAGTCAGGCTTGATGTCAAAGCACGGTTGTTAATCGTGCTTCAACTTGGAACCCCTGGTTAAACCAAGGGCTCCAATAATTGCCATCTGCCGGGAAGTTAAATCCCCAAGCGTCAGGCCGAATCCATAAGGCGAGCCCCTAAAGCGAACTTTCGATGTTGTCTTGAAAGTTTGCGTCAATGTCGCATCTGCATAAGTAACGTACTTCTGCAGTTTGCGATAGGTTACCTCTGAAGACTTTGTCTCCATAATGTAACCATAGGGCATCACTAGGCCATCATTCTGAAAGGCGGAAACGTTGTGGAGTATACTCCCAAAGTTTCCAAACCAATCAGCGGCCCAGGTCCATGGTGCGAGGTCCCAAAGGACCTCGGGAGTAACCCTGCTTCCGTACAAGTAATTGTGCAGCTGCAGGTTTCTTTTCACGTTCAAATCATTCTCCTTAAAAGGAGGTAGATAGTACGTAAAAGCTCCACTAAACCAGACGTTACGACGAGTCGTCGTAATTCCAGTAAGGTCACCAAAGCCGTCATAGAGATTGAAAGGCATCGCTCCAGGAGGATAAGGAACCGGGTACCATCCCGGCAACTCCTCTTTCTCCGTTTGCGAATCACTGACAATCCTGACGGTGCGTCTCAACAGTTTACCTGAATTCTTCTCATATGCCTTAAGAAGAGCATCACTGTTCTTCACGGCATTTGAAAATTTCTTCAGGTCCGAAATGAGAGGTAACCAACCAAATTGATGATTGAGGTACTCACTACCCGCATTGCGGGCAATTGAGCTTCGATCTCGAAATGATCGGATACCAGGTAGAGAAGGCAAGCCCTCTCTAAGCTCACCAAGGAATGTTGAGAGGTTACTGAGAGGATTCGTTGGAAGAATGTTGGCAATAGCCATCGTAGCTAAAGCCGAAAGCTCTGCTTTCGGAGTAGGCACGACGACAGGAAAGTCAGCGTCAGATACTTGCTGTGTTACAGCAAACTGTCGCCCTTTCCAGTATTGACCACTCCTCCAACACTCGTACTCATTGTGAGTACCAGAGTCCGAATACTCCCTTCGCATGACAGCAAAACTTCCTCCGCGATCAGCTATGTCCCCTTTTGAGGGGGGCCATGGATGTCCTTCGGAAATAATGAGGTCCTGGAAGGCGTAACCTTCGGTCACCACTTCGCTATCAGGTGAAATGCCAAGAGTGTCATGGTAATAAGCCATGACAGTCGGAGGCCAAAACACCTCTTTGCGTGAGCGGGGACCGGACACAAGCTACTCCTTATGGATGGGAATGTTCACACATTAAATGTGTGAAGATGACATATGCCATGCGGTGTATACCGTTTAGGCATATGGATGTTGTGCA